ACCGTGTAACATAACTCCGTTCCCCAAGGAAACATAAGTAATATCACACAAAGCGTCCAAAATGCCGATGATGTCTCCTTGTTCACACGCTTCTCTATACTCCTCAAGTTCTTCCAAGATGAAGTTATATACAAACTTCCATTCTTTTTCTTCAGGTACTGTGGGTTCATAGTTGTTAGGTTTGTTCATTAAATCATTAAACTCTTCAACTTCATCTACAAATGGAACACTTGTGAATAATTCTAATTGTCTACTCATAACTTGATTATAATAAATATTTATATTTTATATTTGATGTCCTCCGTTATTAATTTTCAAGCTGTCAAAAAACTCTTTACGAACTTGATTATTATTTTCTCTAAATACGCCTGAGGCTTTGGTTGTGATCATAGCAGCACCATCATGTTTAATACCTCTACAACTAACACAATTATGAGTAGCTACAACAGTAACAATGACACCAATGTTTCCTTCACATACTTTATCTACTCCTTGATGAATAGCAGCTGTGAGTTGTTCTTGAATAGCTCCTCTACGTCCAAAATGTTCTACAATTCTATTTAATTTTGAAAGACCAATAACTCGTCCTTCAGCTCCAGCTACGTATCCAATATGAACTACACCTTTAATTGTCTGGTGGTGATGTGAACACATTGAAGTAAGTGGAATATTACGTTCAATGATAATACCATCATACCCATCACTTGGGAATGAAGTTATATCTGTAAAACCATTATATCTACCAGCCCATAGATCATTGACATATGCTTTAGCTACTCTCATTGGAGTTTCCATTGAGTTGGGATCATTTCGCCAATCACATTTCAAAGCATCTAAAAACTTACCAAAATGTTCAGCTGCTTCTTTAATCATTGATTTTTTTTCCTCAGGGCTAAGAGGAGTTGAGGAAGATGCTCCATTAGCAAAACCAAAAGGAACACACTCAATGTCAGTATGGAATTTTCTTCTATTGTTAGTCATAACTAATTTTTAGGTAAATATAAGTAAAATTTTTAAAAAGGCCAAACTTTATAGTTTATCTTTAAACTATATAAATAGTTTTTAGATTTCTATTATGTCCCTTATCATCATCCATACCATATCCAATATACCAAGGATCAAATATAGAGTCAGTATCTTGTTTTATAATATGATAAACTTTAGGAAAATTTAAATTACCTTCTTTATATAGAGCAACTACTGGGGTTAGACTTTTAGGTTCTTTAACTTGTAGGAATTTTATAACAGCCCCCATAGTGTTTCCTGAGTCGAGGATATCATCTACAATATAAACATGTTTTCCTTTAATTTTAGTTTCAAGATCTTTAGTTATAACTAAATCACCTTGCTTACGTCCAAAATAAGATTTACATCTTATAAAGTCAATTTCAATAGGAACAGCTATTTCTTTAACTAAATCACTAAAAAACATAAATCCCCCATTTAAAACACAAACAAATACTATAGGAGTAGGATCTCCTCTATGTTCATCATTTATTCTTTTAGCTAAGATTTTGATTTCAAAACTTAGATCTTTTTCACTAATTGCTTCTTGCATTTTACATTAATTCTTGAATTTTCCTTTTACCCTCAGCTAAGTATTGAAATTTACCTCCTTGTAATACAGCCATACTGGGGTGTAATTTAATGTTCCATTTATGTCTTAAATTAGGAGCTTCATCTGATTCTACTATGTAGATAAGTTTATCAAAATTGTTAGCGAAATCTAAAATTTCAGGTTCTAATTCTCTACAAGGACCACATCCTGTAGAGCGGAAAAAGACATATATTTGTTCTCCAGAAGAAAAATCTTCTTCAAAAATTTCAGGTATATAGGATTTAATCATTTTTATACTCCCCGTTTAGTATCATAGGCAATTATATGTTCTCTACCTGTAAAGTTGTAGCCATGTTCAGCACACATCTCAATCACTTTAGGATAGATTTTAATTAACTCCTCTCTATTATCTCCAGCAGGCATAACCCAAGTTTTATTTTTGGGTATATTCATTTCAACTCTAAAGTCTTCAATTTCTTTAAGTGTCTCTTCAGTTCCATCCCATACTGGTTTATAATGGTAATCAGTATGGTATTCCATCATTTTCTTGATGGCTTCACGATTGAGTCTAAGACGGTTATGAGTTTCGACAAATTTTTCATCCACCACTTTACCACCAGGCGTAAGAATACCAACACGAGGGACAGAGTTATTAAACTTAGGGCTAAAGGATATGAGACCAATTGGATAATCAGTGGGAATGAAGTGTGAGCCTTCCGTTTCAATCGTGATTGTAATATCCCTTTCATTTGCAAAATGGGTTAATTCATTTACTAAAGCTGAATGCATTGTGGGTGAGCCACCCGTAAGCATCATTTCCTTGACATAAGGATATTTGTCATAAATATCTATAATGTCATTGAATGTAAATGTTCCTTTTTCAGGATGAATTGAAGTATACCAACTATCACACCACCCACCTTCACCAAACCAGCAACGGTGAGTGCATCCAGTTGTACGAATAGCTATGGTAGGCATACCAGCTCTACTGCCTTCACTTTGGACACATAAGTAAACTTCTACTATAGGAAGTACTTTACTATAATCTTCAATTCTATTACTCGCCATAAATTGCACTGTTTTTATTGTGTTCCATAAACTCTACTTTAGTAACTCTAACTCTATTATCAGTTTCAGCTTTAACAAAATCATTAATCTTATTAAAGACAAACTCAGCAAATCTTTCAGCACCAACATGGGGTATAACTCTAAGTTGAATCAAACCACGTTGGTCTACTGCTTTCCACCCTTCAAGATAGGGGTCGTCTTCAGCGATTAGAGTAGTATGATCAAACATATAATCCATCCAAGCTTTAGGATTCATTCCATCAATAGTTCCATTAGCTCGTTTCATACCTCCAAAATCCCAAACCCAATTTTTTTCATCGAGTTCACCTTCAAACCATATTTTAAAACTTACTCCATAGCCATGTAGGAATCTACAATGAGTTCCTTCAGCTTTCCATTGACGAAATACACAACTAAATCCGTCAAATACTTTTGTTGATTGAAATTTAGGCATTTTTTAAAACTTTTTTAACATGTTTAACTACATGATCCCAAGTAACAGGACCTGTCTCATCTGCATACTCAACAGGGTCAGGACGACCAAGTTTCATAAAAGCTTCAATACGTTCAACAGATGAGGCTGATTTATAATCACTAAACCATTTATTGTTGAATGTTACTTTAATAAATGGGAGAGTAAATCCTGGGATGTGAATTGGTTTGTAACTGGTGTTAGTCCGCTTATAGACTTCATCAAATTCAATAAAGAGTTTTTTACAACATTTTTCTCCATCTTTTAAGATATCAAATTTATCCATATGAAGATAAGGTGTATAGAATTTAACTCGTTCTGCTTCCCAATTACCTTCAATAAACGCTTGGTGGTCTATATCTCTAAATTCTTGCCTACAATCCGGGTAAATAGCATGGTCTCCAGCATGAATACCCATTGCTATATAAACATTGGTTTTATGTTTATTAGCGATACTTAACGCTACAGCTTGAATAATAGAACTAAAAATCTTATTACGATTAGGAACAACTGTTTCCTTCATATTCTCTTGTTTATAATGACCTTCAGGTACTTCATCTCCACCTTCTACAAGAGTACTATTAAGCATAGGAGCTAAACCATCAAGTTTGATAACTCCATACTTTACATTTTGCCCATTTTTATTCAAATAGTTTACTAAATCTTGAGCTCGTTCAAGTTCTACTCTATGTTTTTGACCATAGTCAAAAGACAGTGCTGTCACTTCATAGCCATTGGCAAGTAGATGAAGCAACAATGTGGAGCTGTCCATACCTCCACTTAGTGACAATACTGCTTGTTTTTTCATAAATTATTTATTTTTCTAAATGTTTCTACGTTATGTTCAATTTTTTGATATACTTGAAAATCAGTTTTATCTCCAATTACATCATCAATTTTGGTTTTAGGTTTTTCTAACAAACCCCAATCATTATATAATGTACCATCAAAAGCTGCCATAATAGGATTTGAAGTATCTATAGTTTTTATTTGTTCAATTCCTTTATAATATAAGAATTCTTGTGGTACAGAACAACCTAAAAGATGAATTTCGTCTGATCTATTTATAGCTTTTAGTTCTAACATTTTACTAATTACTAACAAACGACCCAATGCCTTACCTATATCTCTATTGGGGTGAGGACACATTTCAGTATGGTAATAATCAGCCCCATATGAAAAAGCTATTTTTTCATACCCTAACAATTTATAGGTATGGTAACACTTAACAGCTTCACTAAATGATTTACCTTGAACTACAGCTACTTTTTTTACTCCATCAGGAAGTTCTACATGCAACCATTCTTTAGCATTACGCATAGACTTAATAGCATCTTCCCACACATCTGGGATAATGAATTCGTTAGGTTTAAGTTCATTTACCCAAAATAATAAACGATCTGTATTATATGCTTCACCTAATTCATGGAGTGAATTATCCATTATAATATACCGTCTTTTTTGTTTTGCTTCCCTAAAATATTTTTCATAATCAGGGTACAAATCTAAAAGATGAGGGAGACAATAGTCATAGTCATTAAACCAATTACTAGCTTCTAAATAAGCTATAGGAACTTCATGTGATACTTTCATTAACTTTTATTTTTAGGTGGACGACCTCTGCGAGGTTTTATAGTTTCAGGTATATTATATTTGCGAAATTTTTGTTCACAATAAATATAAAAATCTTTTACTTCGCCATCAAACTCTATTACATCTTTATCAAAATCTTCTTCTGTCATACGAAAAGTTTTAACAAAATCTTTTTTTAATTGGGCTAGATTTTCATTTTCATATTTTTCATGGTCTTCACGTAAACGTCTACGACGTTGAAAATCCATTACACTTTCTTCACAAAAGCGCTCATGGTCACCCAGGTATTTGAGTCTTTTTTGTTCAATTTCCCATTCACAATATTGAATCTGCCAAAAATAGGGACTAAAGTTATAGTCACCATTATTGATTTTGTCCCATAAAGATGAGTCTTTATGAAGTGGTTTATTTTTAGCGGACCATCTTCTCCACCAAAGAAATTGATTGTATTTAAGTTTTTGAAGTTTAGATAAATTCTTTTCAATAACTTTAATAGGATGCATTTTCTTGTTAAGATAAAAAAAGGCTTGGCAAAAGCCAAGCCTAAATCTTTTTTTATTTATTTTATTAAGCTAAATTTCTTCTAGAAAAGGCGTTTTTGATATAATTACCAATTTCAGCTTTTTCTTCTTCAGTTAATTTAGATAATACAACGTTTCTAAGACCTTTTTTAGAGGGGTTTTCAACATACTCTAAAATCTCAGGATCATTTTTTAATCTTTTAACAACAGCATCTAAAGTTTTATTTCTTTTTTTAACGACAAGCTCTACTAAGGCGAGGGACATACCCTCAGGTAAACCTATATTTTGAATTGCACCAAAAATTGCCCTACCTACAACTGTCAATCCAACAGCTATTACAACAACTACAGCTGTTAAAACTCCTAAAATCATAACTCCTAAAGATCCAACACCAGATATGATAGATCCAAGACCTTTTCCTACTCCAGAAGCTACATTTCCAATTCCTTTACCTATGTCATCAAATGTTCCTTCATCTATAGAATTTTCTTGAAGTTTAGCCTCAATACCTCCTTCAGCCAAATACTTTTTATAATCAAAATCACTCATTTTTTTAATTTTCAGGGTTAATATTTTTATGTTGGTCTATTTTATTTAAAATAGTTTTTAAAACATCATTAGATATTAAATCTAACATTGAAGCATTCTTTAAAATACTAATTAACTGGAATACTATAAATGGTATAATAATTGTTTCGCTTAGCCATCCTGCCCCTATGTAGGCACTTTCTATACTTAGAATAGTAGTCAATAGAATAATCCAGAAAAATAAAGATTTAAGAACTTTTAAAGCTTTATAAGTTTTGAATCCTTCACGTTTAATGCCAGCTAAAACACCAAAAAATCCATCTATAAATAAAACTCCCACTAACGCTAGATATTGTTCAGCGTTGTTAAGAGTTATATTCATAAAATATGAACAAATAAAAGAGAGGGTTGTAGATATTGACAAGGCGAGGATTGTAAGTAGGTTAACTTTCATGTAAAATTTTAAATCCGTGATACAATATTTTAGTTTACAACCCTTCATTCTAGTTATACGTATTTAAGTTTTAGATAAAGTGTCAGGTAAAAATTTAATAAATTGTAATCCTATTATTTTTCTATTAGGATCACCTTTATCAGAACTCATCATAGTTTCTTTAAAGAAATCTATGTCTTTTTTAGGATCAGTTGATAAAAATTTTATAGTAATGAAATGTTCTTCTTTACCATCATTTCTAGCTTTATTTTTTTCATCAAATTTTTCTGAAGTAATATTGTTGACAATTGTTACTTTTCGGGTGGCTCTAATTTCATCAATAATATCAGTAATATTAACATCTGAGTCTGTAACTAAGTAGGCTGTTATCCTAAAAATAGGTAAAGCTTCCATAATTAAGTCTTTCAACTTAGCCATATTAATAAATATTGAAGGGGCTCATAAGAGCCCCTCCTTTTATTCAATTTTTTAAATTATTTATTTTTAGCTACAACAGACCAAATACCCCCAATTAATGTTAAAGCTGCTCCTGATAATTCGGTAAAGGTAGCTTCATCAATGATTCCTCTAGTGATTAGAATACCACCAGTAAATGTTAGAGCATGTCTAATAATTCCTAAAATTTGTTCTTTTGTCATGATGTAAAAATTTTATAGTTTATTATAAATATATTACCCATCACAACTTACACATTCTACAGTACGAGATCCTAAATCTCCTTTAATAACACTATCTGTACGTAAGTAATAAAGTGTTTTAATACCCAATTTCCAAGCTTCCATATGAACCTGATTAATCCATTTTGGTGAATCTGTTGGATCAAATGAAAGATTTAATGATTGAGTTTGATCAATATATTTTTGTCTAATAGCTGCTTGTCTAACTAATTCAAGTTGATTTACTTCACTAAAAGTTAAATATACTTCTTTTTCATCAGGTGATAATACTTCATCTGGGAGGTTTTGGACTGATCCGTTATCAGCTAAGATTTGATCCCATACTCTGTCTGTGTTTTGTCCTTTACTTTCTAAAAGAGTTTCTAGTTCTTTATTTTTCACAATAAATGTTCCTTTAGCTCCATTAAAGGTATATATATTAGCTGGGATAGGTTCAATGCCTGCTGAGCAGTTTGAGATTCTTGAGTTAGATACAGTAGGTGCAATAGCAACCAAATGAGTATTTCTCATACCTGTACCTTTACACCAAGTAGGTTCACCATATTCTACAGCTAATTGGCGTGAAGTAGCCTCAGCTCTTTGCCTAATATCACTAAATATGGTATGTGTCCAAGCTGTGGAAGCAATTGAGTTAAATGGTAAATTCTTTTGTTGTAAGAATGTATGCCAACCCATCACTCCTAAACCAAGTGCTCTACCTTTTTTAGCATGGCGATGAGTTCTAATGAGTGAATCTTTACCATTACTCTTATCAATAAATTCCTGCATTACACCATCAAGGAAACGAATAGCAGTTTCAATTACATCTGTATCTTTCCATTCATCATATTTGGCTAAATTAAGTGAAGATAAACAGCAGATAAATGAATGCTCTTCATCAGTGTGGAGTGTAATTTCAGTACAGATATTAGTCATACTAACATCTAAATTATTCATAGCGTAGGCTAACGGATTATTTTTGTTAACACTATCCTTGAACATAATATAAGGTTCACCTGTCTCAACTCGAGTTTTTAGTATCTCTAACCATAAAGACATAGTTTCACTATCTCTATCATTAAGGCGTTTCATAAAAGCATCATCAATAACAACACATTGATGTAAGTTAAGACATTGTCTATTTGGATCACCTTTTGGTCTACGAATTTGAAAAAATTCTTTAATATCAGGGTGGTTAATGTCTAAATTTACAGATGCCGCTCCTCTACGAACTGATCCTTGATTTGTAGCTATGATTGAAGAATCATAAATTTTACACCAAGGAACTACACCTTCACTTTTACCATTGCCTGTAATGGCAGTTCCACGAGGTCTAATTCTACTAACTGAAATTCCAACACCACCACCAAGGGCTGTTAGTTTCATCAATTCAGCATTTGTTAAACCAATGCCTCTAATAGAGTCAGGTGTGTCAATTCCAAAACAAGAAATAGGTAAACCTCTATCAGTTCCAGTATTAGATAGGACAGGACTAGCTAAACCAATCCAACCATTCCAAATATACTTAAAAAACTTATTTTCAAGGTCAGGTCTATTAATTCTTGTAGCTATAGAATGAGCTACTCTTCTATATGCTTTTTTAGGTGTTTCGTCTGGGAGTAGGTAGCCTTTTGAGATGGTGGCTACTCCTACTTCATCCATCCATTCAGGGTAATCTTTTCCTTTTACCCAATTTGTTGTATCTATAGTTATATTTCCGTCCATTTTTTAAAATATTGATTCATCCCACTGTAAATGTCCTTTTGAGTAATTAGTTACTCTTGAAGCAAAGAAATCTGTGTGTTGTTTACCTGCTGATAGAGAATCAAACCATTTCATTCTTTTAAGAGCGTTGGTATCAATTCCATCAATAATAGGTCCATAACCTAAATCTCCTAATTTAGTATTAACTCTATTTTTAATAAAAGCAACCAAATCATCTTTAGAACAACCTTCAAGATCTCCTAACTCATAAACTTTATCAATAAAGTCAAGTTCTAATTTTAGAGATAATAAAGCTGCTTCATTTATCGCTGCTTGGAGGTCCGGAGTGTTGAGGTGAGGATTTTCTTTGATAAGTGTTCTGAATAGCCAACATCCTGCTTCGGAGTGCATTGATTCATCTCTAATAGACCATTCAACAATTTGACCGACCCCTTTAAGTTTATTTCGCATTTTAAAAGATAATAAGATGGCGAACGAAGAGAATAAATTAACTCCTTCGGTAAACGCCGAGAAGATAGCGAGTGATTTAGCAATATCTTGCAAATCATCCTCACCATCGAAATTATCCCTAGTAGACATAAGATTTTCAATTTTAGCCATTGTAGCTTCATCCTCGAGAAATTCTGAGAAGTTGTCAAGTCCAAGTGTTTCATTTAATAAAGAATATGCTTCAGCGTGAATAGTTTCAAAAGCTCCAAATGTGGTGGCCATCATGATAACTTCAGGCTTACGAAACCATTTAGTTACAAGACCACTCCAATAATCATTTACAATAGTTTCGGTTTGAGCAAAACCTTTTAATATAGAACCAACTATATTCTTTTCTGTTTCTGTTAAATTTTGTTTCCAATCATTTATATCACTCATCATTGGTACCTCAGTATGAAGCCAATGTGCTTGTTGTTGTTTCAGCCAGTAATCGTGTGCTTCAGGATATTCGAATGGTTTATAGACGACTCTTTCCTGCAAAAGATTTGATTTTGCCATTTTTTTGTTTGTTATAAGCTAAGTTGAAAAAATTGTTGAGCCAAAAGATCTCTGTCTAAAGTATTAAAATCGGTTCCTTCGATTTTTCTCACTGGTGTTTCGTTATCGTCATCAAAGTGTTCATCCAGGACTTCAAAGTGACCTGTTGAAGTATCAGCTTTAACTGAGAAAGTCATTCCGTCCATTCCGTATCTATTTTTCATTATATGAAATCTACCAGTGCCATTTACTTTATCTTCTTTTTTTCTTGAGAGTGATATAGCTATATCAGTAATCATGATTTTATCATAGCTACCGGCTGCTTTATCACCTTCAATGACATTATCTTTTGCACCTGCGCGATTAACTTGAGAAACTGACCAAATTGGTAATTGGAGCTCTTTAGCTAATCCTTTAGTGCTTATATAAATATCATCTATTTCTCCTTTACGGTCTTGAACTCGTTTTCTTGAAGAAAGAAGATCAACATAGTCAATTAAAATCAAATCAGGTTTAAAATCTAAATCAATACACTTTTGTATATGTGATTTGAGCATTGGAATAGTTGCTTTACCTGTGGCAAATTCCTTAATAATTAATTGGCCTGGTAGTTTATTAACTAAAGATTGGACTTTATCTTTATGTTTAGATATAGAATCAACACCTATATTAGTGAAATAAGCGTCATATCTTCTACCTACATAATCTTCACTTAACTCTAAAGTATAATGAAGAACATTAAATCCTAATTTAACAGCGTATCCTCCTAAGGCGACTAATGTCCATGACTTACCACCTCCCGGATTACCAAATATCAATCCAAAATCTCCATTACCTAAACCACCTTGCATTATGTTATTAAACTTTTCCCAAGGTGTTGGAATTATAATTCTAGATTCTTCTCTATATCGAGATTCAGTATCTTTATTATACTCATGGCCTATATTTTTATCTCCACCTGCTTTTAAAGCATTATCAACTAACAGTCTAATAGAGTCATAGTCTCCAGCATTTAATAAATCTACAGAACTAAGAAGTGCTTTTTTTAGCTGTTGATTTTTACAAAAGTTAGCAAATTCTTCTTCAACATATTTTAAATCATCCTCAGATGATTGATAAGCTTCTCTAAGTTGTTCTTTAATAGATACTTGAAGTACTTCATTAGTTACCTTTTTAGTCTCAACCTT